TTCATATGAAGAAATTTTCAAAGTAGTTGAACCACTGCCAACTGTTGAAGCGTTTGAATTATTTAATGTAGTTCCATCTGTTCTAAGAACTCTGAGAATTCCTCCATATGATAAGTATGAAGAAGCACTCAACCAATACTCGTATTGAGAATCGGTAGAAAGTGGTTTTCCAAATGTATTGAGAAGATCGTTCTCATTCTGAATTAAAATAGGTACATTGACTGGTCCTTTTGAAAATGGACCTGCTATTGCGCCAACCTGCTCATTTGATGCAGTAATTCCCCCAATAGTTAAGTCAACTTCTCTTATATTGACCCCTGGAGATACTAAGTTTAGCGACATGTCTTTCCCTCTAAAGAAGTTTCATTTTGTCTAGAAGTATTTATAAATTGCTAAACTTACCTATATTCCCACATATATGAACTATCCCCATACTCATCAAGATGCCATCCATTTTCATCACCTTGAACTTGATTGCCACCAATAACTTTCCAAGTATCTCCTTCAGTATCAACAAAAGTATTTTCATTATTTAGACCATCAGTAATGAATCCAAAAGGAGACATATCTTGTTCTATTTGTTCTTTTTGGTCTTCATATATTCTTTTACGAACATCATTTTCAGTCATCTCCTTGAAATAATCCTGGACAACCAACCAAGCAAAGATAACTAAACACATTACCAAGTCATCATTTGATCCTTCTTCAGCTTCAAATGATTGATTTTTTTGGATAAAAGTTGTCAACTCGCTAATAATATCATAATCATTGAATATTAATTTATCATCTTCTACAATCGTTTTTAAATTAGAGCAACCAACTTTTTTTACTGTTTTGGACATTTTAACGCCCAATTGAGTTTTCTTTCCAGAAAATCCTTGTCCAACCAATTGTCCAGCTCTACCTCTCATCGCACACATTAGAATATTATCGTATTCTAAATCAAAATGTAAAATACTTGTTACTTGTTCTCCAATATCATTAACTTCTGCCAAAACAAATGCTTTATTATATGCTTTTGCTACGTCCAAAATAATATTTGGAAAAAGCATAGGTTTAATTTCATTATTTCTATATTTTGAAACTATTCTATATGGAAACGTAGTTATATCAAAAACAACAAAAGCAGAGTAATCATTATTTAATCCCCTTGAAACATCCACAGTCATTATATAAGTATGATCTTCTTGTGGTTCTTCATATACATCCAATCCTCCACTTCTTTCTATTGGATCGTCATAAACTAAGTTTCTCAATTTTGATGCACTGATTAAAGTTCCAACAGAACCAAGAAACTCACACTCAAATTCAACTGCAAATTGTTGGTCGCTAGTATTTGCTATTGTTTGACGCTTCCATTCCTCATCCCTACCGGGAACGTCACTCCAATGAACTTCGGTTGGTATATATTCGTTCTTTTTTCTTTCCGCATCGTGCCAAATTTTATAAAAATGATTCATCCCGTGAGGGGTAGAAACAATAATCATCTTGGTAGATTTACCAGATGATATAACAGGATATACTGAACTGAAAAATTCTTCTGCGACATTATTTGGAACGAACGCAAATTCGTCCAAAAATACAATATTATATGATCCACCACGAACAGCAGATGCACTAGTAGAAGCAGCAACAATCTTGGAACCGTTCTCAAGTTCTAGTGAACCTTTGTTCCATATCAAGACGCCTTGCTGCATCCATTTGGGGAGATTTTCGTATGCTAATTGAAGTCTCCCAAGAAGGTCTCTGGCAGTAGACGCTTTATTGGCAAGAATTGCAATATTGACATTATCATTAAATATTGCGTAATGAAGCAAATAGGAAACTACAGTAGTGGATTTTCCAGACTGCCTTGGCATTTTGCAGATATTAAATCTATGATCATGGAAATTACTGATAAGTTTTTCTTGAAACTTATACATATCAAATGGCACAAGACCATGATCAAGAGAAACAATTTTTATATAATTTCTTGCAAAATATACAGGATCTTCTTTACATATTATGTATTGTTCAATATTATCCTTAGTAAACTCTATTGGCGTATTCGCCTTTTTTAGTAAAGGATTTCCTAGATACTGATCACCACTACTCATACTTATTTTACCTCAAATTCTTTCATATCCAGTAAGGTTAGTGTTTCTTGTTGCTTTAAATAAAGTTTCACATAACACCTACAAATATTTTTTAATAAATCAATATTGGTGCAAGATTCCAATTCTCTTGATATTTTTTCATATTCAAAAATTTTACTTAAATTGTCAAGTTCAATATTATCTGGGTTCATTAGTTTGTCCTGTAAATAATAATGGTTTTGTTGGGTCTTTTAATGATGGATTGAATGCTAATACAATTGCATTTGGATAAACTTTTCTAACTTCTTTTGTTACTTCTACTTTTGTTGGTCTAGTAAATTGTTGAAAGAACATTTGAGTTGTAATATATTTACCTCTCCAATTGAGAACTATAGTATAAGTTGTTCCGCGAGTCTGTATCCTCAGATAGTTTTCCGAGACATTATTTTTTTCTGTCTTATTTCCCCAGTTTGCCGCACCAACTTTGCGACATTTGACAACTGCTCCAGATGCATATGCAGAAGGCCAAATCTTATAACGAGATTTTACTTTTTCTTTACAAGCATCCTCGTTTACAAATTCTTCAGTCTTAACATTTTTTGCTTGCCCTGACCTATCTGGATTTGGATCTTCTTTTCTTTTTCTTCTTGCTGCTGCATCTTCTTCATCATCAGACATATTTGCAGCCATTTTTGATGATCCACATTTTGGTTTAGTATTTTGTCCTGGTTGTTTGGCGCAAGGTTTCCCTGCGTATCTGCCCCCCAACTGAACCCACCCTGGCTTTCCATCACTTGATTTGCTTTTTGAAAACCAATCGTGAAGAGATGAATCACCAGATTTTGTTTCTTCACTAACACCTTTCATTTTTTCTGGTTTAATTAAATCAATAACTTCCAAAAAAGTATTACCATTTGCATCTTCAATAGTCACTGATTCATTTGCAGGATGTATTCTAGTAGTATTAAACTTAATTTGATTTTGTGTTAATGTTCGTGCGTTAATATTCCACATAGCAGGACCATATTTACATTCTTCTTGAGATTCTTCTTTTTTACAAAGACTACAATATCTTATTTCTCCTTTCTCTTCTTTTACATCTTTAAATTTCTTGTGTTCTTTTTTTGCAGATGCTTCCATTTTTTTCAAACGAGTATAATAATCTGGAATTTCATTCAAATGCTGCAAAGCAATATCAGTTGCTAAAACTTTATCACGAGTATGTTCGTGTTCAATTGGAATTCCCATTTCAAGTTGATTTTGTATAAAAGAAACATCAAGTCTGTGTTTCTTTGCTATTTGGTCTACAGTTTTATGTGATTTTATTTTTATTGCTTTAGTTTCATCTATAAACTCTTTAAAATTTTTCATATAAACTTTCTAACTATTTAGAATCTATGATTCCTTTCTTGAGTAATTTCTGTAACTCTGCAGTAGAACCAACAAAAAGTGCATTCGTAACATTCTTTGGGTTGGATTTATCTTCTTCTCTTATTTTTTTATTTTTTTGCTGTAAGTCCATAAGTTTATCGGCAACATCAGCCATACTTTTAATTCCTTGAAGAGCGACTTCAAAATCTCTTGCTTTTTCTGAACTTTGTGCTAGTTCTAATATACTATCAATTGCTTCCTGGCCTTTTTCCAATAGGGCATAATAATGCCCTCTTGCATATTCATAATCGGCATCCAAATCATTCTTATCTGTTGGTCTAGATAATTTTGATGGAGATCTTTTTACAATTTCTTTTTCTATAGAAGTTGCTTCTATATCCAATGCTTGATTTATATCGTCAAATTTGTTATTCATACATCAATACCTTTAGACGGACTATAAATTTTACCATCACCATAATCAAAACGATACTCATCAAACCCAAAATCATCTGTTTGTTCAATCAAATTATCATCTGCAGCATTAATAATATTTACAGACGAACCATTTAAATGTGAAACTACTGAAGAATCATCTCTACCTCTTAATACAGTAATAGTATTTCCAGATATAGATTTAATATACATTTCTTCGTCATCAATTTGTATATATGTATCTTCTACAAGAGAAGTTGCATTATTTACAATAAATTTAGTAATTTTATCATCTACATCTTGTGCAAGAGAGGTTGTATTGTCTGAATTATAATCTTTAATTGCTCTTGGTTCTGCAACATAACGAAGTTGCCTAGATGCATTTTTGGTTTCTGTATCAGAATAATAATCTACCTGGACTTTTTTGATAAAGCCTTCTGTATTGTCTGGAATGGGACCAAACAAATAAGTTTTAGCAGTAAAACTTAAATCATAAATTATAATTCTTTTTTCTTCATAACCACTATCATAATTATCTTTAAAATTAATATTTTCAAGTATCATAGGAATGTCTCTTTTTTCCCCTATAGAGGAAACCAAATTTATTGTTAAATTGAAAGATGGTTGGAAATATGGAAGAATTTGCTCAATAATTTGCAGAGCATCATCATTATATTGAGTCATAATAGAAAGTTGAATGCCAATATTATATGGGGCAGGCATAAAAACTTTTTTTACTACCTGATTATCTGTAGAACTTAATGCTTTAAAAGTTTGCATAGTAGAGACTTTTCTAGTATTATCGTATTGAATACTAGTCATCTCAAATGCTAATCTTGGAAGAACGATAGAAACCCTATTTCTCAAATCTGGTTTTTGTTCTAATCTTGCCGTAAACTTCTCTACTGGACCATATGCAATAGGAACTTTTATTGTGCTATAATCGCTGTCATCTTGTTTTTTGTGTTTAATGTTAATATTATTAAATAAAGTACCAAATGCAATTATAGTTTTTTTGACTATTTCGTGGTAATAGTATTCTCCTAGCATAATAATGTCCTTTTATTAATTATTTAGATTTAAAAATCTCCAAAGGGGTTGCGCTCACTAAAATCCAAAAATTCATCTGCTTCTGATTCAATAGGAATGTTCTCTGCATATGGATCATATTCATCTTGTGTATTAACTGAAAGAAGTTTATAATTGGAATTGGAACCACCAAAAGTAGTTCCAATTCCAATTATGGATTCGCCTAAAGCAAAAGAACCATTTGTTATTTTAACTTTAAGTATTCTTGTATCGTAATCCCAATCAGCAACGTATGCAGTTGTTCCGGTAGAAACACCTTTAACTATCTCATTGAATACATAATTTCCAGTAGAAACTCCAATAGGTGAAGAGAAAGAAATTGAGGGTATTGATGTATATCCAGATCCAGCATTATTATATCTAATGGCAGTTACTATTCCTAGAGAATTTATTACGGATTCTGCTTTTGCGTCTACTCCGCCAGAAGGTGCTGTTGATATTGCTACTATGGGATTAGTAGAATATCCCACACCGCCACTAGTAATTTCAAATGTGCCCAGAGAACCAGATGATACGATTGCTGTTGCTATTGCGCCAGAACCACTTGAATTCACAATTGTAACTGATGGTGTAACTGTATATCCAATTCCTGGATTTATAATCATTATTTTATCAATAGATTTTCCAGTTTGATTGGAACGACTTGTCATAATCGCAACCGCAGTTGCATTTATTCCACCACTAATTGGGCGAGAAATTAAAATTGTTGGAGTTGTCAAATAACCAGTACCATCATTAATTAGATCAATTTTAGAAACTGAACCACCATACACGGCAGCAAGACTAGATGCAAGTCTCCCAATTGCCGATGCTGGTGCAGCATCAAATTTAACCATATTTAAAGTTGTAATGTATCCAAAATCTTTTACAGATTCATCAACTTCACTGATGCCTGTGTTAATATTTTCGTCTGCTTCGTAGTCAAATACTTCACATCTCAATTCATAAATATAAAGATTATTTAATTGATAAAATGAAGACTTTGCCTCTACATATTTAATTTCAAATATTGTATTATCTAAAGGTAAATAAATTATATCACCTTCTTCTGGTCTTGTGGATACCTCTATTTCTTCACTATTTGCGATAAAATTAGAAACAAAATCTTCATATCTTTCTCTGGATATAATTAAAGTTAATTCATCAGTAGTTTGAACTCCAAATTTTGATAATATATCTCCCCTTCCACCAAATCCTTGATAATTCATTATATAAGCTTCTAATCTATATGAATCATCAAAGTTGGATACAGTTACTTCTTTTAATATATTACTTTTATTTACTATCTTTCTGGGCATATAGACAATATCTTGCCCAAACATTTTTAACTGCTCATTGATTAGATCTTGTACTAATCTTTGCTCACCGACAGTTCCATTTAAAAAATAAGGATTAAGTGGAGACATATTATCAACCTATCATATCCATTGGAGGAGTTTCATACTCATCCTTGAGTTGTTTTTCTGCTTCTTCAACTTCTCTTATTCCATCATTTAAAATTCGTTCTCCATTAAATTGAATACCACCAGGAAGAGATACACCTTGAAACTTACTTAAATTGATTCCCCATTGTCTCTTCATCAAAGCAGTTAAATATTTTTTCAACCACCAATCGTTATAAATGCTTGGTGCATCTGAAGGATCTATTAATCTATAGCAATCAAAAATTAAATAATTATTTGGACCCATTTGACTCCAATCAATATCCATATATAATCTATGATTTTTTTTATTGAATCTAATTTGAATATCTGGAGTAATAATTCTACTTAAATCTTCAAGATATGTTTTTACCATTGCATAATTTAATAGATCGAGTGCTCCATAATAATACAAATCATTCAAGAACAGTTGGTATTTGATATTAAATAGACCACTGGATATTGTACTGGAATCTACTTTAAATACATTATTCACACCAATTACGTGATCTGGCAACTGCAAAAAGTTATTTGTCTCTGTATATGCTACAGTTGTTATTCCCACTGCCGAAGATGCAGTTGAAGTTGTGACACCAGTTCTTATTGTATCTAATTGTGTTTGGTCTAATTTATGCTTTAAAAATACTTTTTCAATACCATCATAATGCCTTTCATTAAAATATTGAATAGCATCATCCACCAAATCATCAATTTGGTCATCTTCAATATTAATTTCTAATACCGGATACCCAAGTCTTCTTAGACAGTAATCAATTAATCCTTGACGGGATGATGGTTTTGACATTATTTAAATACCTTCCTTTTAATATTTATCAGTAGAATCTGTTTGTAATTTTTTTATTTTTTCCAATAGATCAAATTTTTCTTTTTCAAAATCTTTAATTAAAGATTGAATTTTTGACTCCAATACAATATTTTCAATTGAAAGTGAAGATATTTTTTGAGAATATATATTGATTAGAATTGTTACATCAATATCATTTTCATTATTCATTTTAATATTGTCCCCCATCTATAGTATTTGTCCATACCGGAACATTTGAATTATCTGTTGTTAAAATATAATTTGAAGTAGATGCATACCCAACTTCTGGAGAATTAGTACTAATCAATTTGCCAGAAGAATCAAAATATGCAGATCCTCTAGTACTAATTCCAGAAGTAGTGAAATTAAGTAAAATTGAACCTATATCAAGAGTACCTTTTGTTCCAGATACTACATTTCCAGTAATCGTAGCATCTGGAATATATGTGAGATAACGAGTGCTGTCCTTATAACCAAAAAATCCTTTTCTATAATTTTGAACACCAGAACTTATATTATATTCAAATGAAATACCTTTATCTGTATTAGTATCATAATAATGTCTAATTGTCAATTGTGTTGTGGTTGAAATTGACCCAGTAGTAGTTCCCTGAATAATAATAACATTTGTACTTGGATTATATGAACTTATTGTTGTGATTCCACTTGATGGAAGATTTGCATTTCCGCTAATTAAATCTCCAGTATTAATTCCAACGACAGAATCTAAAGTAATAGATGAAATTCCAGTTACTACTGGTGACATCACTGTTCTTATACTTGTTATATCGCCAAGATTTAATATATCTCCATCTGCGTTTACAGTTGATGAATTTATTGAAGTAGTATTACCATCAACTTGAAGATCACCTTTAATAACTACTGTACCTTGATTACTTAATCCATCTGGATATGGATCAATATATAAAATATTTCCAGATCCAGGTAAAGATGAAATTGTATTTGATTTAATTTTAACATTATCAAATGTTGCACCACCAGTATTTACAATAGTTCCAATAAATGATGAAATTCCAATAAAAGTATTTAAATTTGTACTTACTTGCCCAAGTGTAGTATTTCCATTTACAGTCAATGATCCAACTAAAACTGGATTGCTAGTTGCTTCCCATTTTAATGTGGTGGAGTTAAATACCAAAACCATTCCACTAACTTGTCCATTACTTACATCAACATCAGAAAGTTGATATAATTTTCCTCCTGCCACAATAGATGTAGCAGGAACTCTGATTGCGCTTTCTGAACCAAGTCTTACTCTTATATCTGCCATTTTTTATACCGTAGTAATACCAGCAGTAACAATCGCACTCCCTTCTACGACTCTAGTCTTGGTGGAAGCAGCATCTACCAGCAAAATATCATAAGAATATCTTCCTGATCTTATTGTGGATGTTATTGAAGATCCTAAAGAAATTGTCAATTTACCAAAAGCTCTATTGGTAAATGAAATAGTAAAATTAGCTGTAACTTTTGATGATGCTGGACTTTTTTTAATGGAGGAATATGCAGTATATCCAGTCAAATCCAATGGAGTATTTGAAGTGGTTTCAAAATCAAATGTTTGGGTAAAATCAGTTCCCGAATTGATTATGATATTACTAACATAAGAAGCTGCCATTATTTAAAATTTAATACTTTCTGATATATTTAGGTTTTATTGGAAACTAATTGAATTAATAAATCTTTTATCATATCAATATCTTTTTTGATATTTTCTACATCAGTTTCCAATTGTTTTGATTTTTCTATTTCTTTTAATTTATTTTCTTTTGCTCTCAAATATCTTTCATAATCACTATCGGAGCAATTTATAATTGCTCCAGATTTTTCATCACGAAATAATGATTTATTATTTTCAACAGGAATCATGATTTTGTCGCAATTGCTCTTAAGTCTTTGATTTTTGGATAAAGCGCCTGATTCGTTCCTGACATTAATATTTTGATTTGGAATCCATTAAATGGAGCTAAATTGTGAGCAGTAAATTCATAACTACCCAAATCATTAAAATTGACAGAAGGTATAATAAATTTATCTGGAAGTCCATTGTTATCTTTTGGATCAATGACATCTCCATTATTATTTAAATTTGTATAACCTGGGAATAATTCAAATCCTTGTTGTTGGGATGAGGTATCATCTCTCATCAATCTATACATTACTCTAATGTCACTAGAAGCATCTCTATATGCATCAAATAATACCATCAAATTATCTGCAGATTGCTTCAATTTAATAATTTTTGACACATAAATTGCTGCATGTGGGTCATCAGTTAAACTATTAACACTAGAATCTGTAGCATAATTTGATACTGGGGAATTCAATCTAGACATAATAGTGATAATATTTACTCTATCCAAATCAATCATTGGAGATACTTTTGGATCACCAGTAGAAAGTACCATTTCTAGGGTAAATGATTTTGCCCCAGGATAATTTCCAAGATAATTGGATTCATTTATTTTAGACGCAATAATTCTAGTAGTATTTAATATATTATTGGAATTTAATGAAATATCTTCAAATCCTTGATCTACAAATGATGATTCAATACCGTCAGCACTTGTTCCGGAGAAAGTTCTAATTCTAGCACTAATTTCAGTAGTTTGTGGTAATAATGTTTGTATATTTGGTCTTATAATACTAAATGGAATATTTTGTGTTGCTTTGGGACCTTTTTCAAATCCAACTACTGGACTTGTTGATTCATATGTTCCTCCAGATTTTCTTTGTGAGAAAAATAGTTCTGGATATCCATTTACATTAGAAGTAGTTCTATCTGCACCATCAATAGATGTATCTAATATTAGATTATATTCATCCAAATCAATATTATATGAACCAGAGATTGTGTGAGTTTTATTGATTCTCTTTAAAGATACACCATTAAGTTCATATTTAAATACCAAATCATTTGCAGAGTACGATCCAGCAATTGGACCCCTGATAATTCCAGTCAAACTATTAGTTGAAGTATTTACTCCTGTGTAACCTATTATTTCATTTTTGATATTAATATAACCAGTATTTGCTGAGCCGACTGCAATATTTTCAAAACTTGTAAATATTCCAACAGAGGATGATAATGGAAGATCTGAAGTTGAAGAAGAACTATATGATGCTGATAATTTTAATGGTGATAAATCTGGCTCAATTCCACTTAAAGTAACTTTATTCTGCGAAGAATACATTCCGTGATTATTGTGATTTACTTTAATTACTAAACCAGTAGCAATATCAACAAGCGAGGTTACACTTGCGTATGCCATCGTAACAATTCCAGTTTGCCCATTATAAGTAATGTACTTTGTTGAATCTGTGACATCAAGTTTTCCTTGAATGTTATCTACAATTAAAGAATTTATTGAAGTAATAATTCCGGCAGTATTTGGAATTGTAATGAGAAGATTTTTTCCAAGACTTCCGGTATCAGTAGAAGCAATACTTAAAACATCACCAATTGCATAACCAGTTCCACCAACTGAAACTGTCGCAGCTACTGCAACACCACCAATTACGGTAAGATTTGCTTTAGCACCTTGACCATATCCACTCACGGCAACTAAATTTTTATTTTGGAATGTGGTAGATCCACTCGTATATCCACTTCCCGGATTTGTTATTGATAATGTTCCAGTCGCTCCAGTACTAATACCACCCAAAACTGATCTTAATTTTCCAGAGAAATTGGAATTATTTTTCTGTAAAATTTGAACTCCATTAATTAGATTTGCTTGATCGGCAGCAGAAATACTAGTTCCAATTCCAACCAAACTTGATTTGGAATACATTTGAATTGGATTTGGTCTCAATGCTGCAATTTGGTTATTTCCAATATCTAAACTTGGATTATAGAATCTTACAGATGCAGAACTTGTTACAAAATTTGCACGATAAAGTGTCATCTTCAAATCTTCAAGTTGGCTTGCATCCCAAGTAGAACCATTTTGAGATTTGAATAGAGAACCAAGAAGTGGTTGTTGCGCTACTACAATTCTCTCTGCTTCTGGTCTAGTTAAAGTTGAAACATCAGTTTCAGTCATTCTTGAGATCCAAACATTGTACTCATCTGAAGCAGAGAGAAGAACAATTGCATATGAATTTGCGGTTTCAAGGTAGACAGGAGATGGGAATGTAAAAGTAGTTGGAACGGAAGAATCATTTGAAATAAAAACTTTATCTGGTTCTAAAATAACTTCTGCGAATGGTAAAATGGTTTGTGTTGGCAAACCAGTACTCATTGTTCTTACTTGTAAAGTAACTGGAAGATTATTTGTGGATTTTGACTTGAAGAAAATATCACATTTTGTTAGATATACTCCATTTGGATCTGCTACTTCAAATGATTCTGCAAGTGGATCTACCCATCTAGTTTGAGTTACAGTTCTGTTTATAAATGATGTACTTGCTACAAGTCTTGTATCTGTTTCTGATGTCTTTCTGTCATCAGTTTTTACATCTCTGGAAATATTTGCATTGCGAATACGAAGTGTAGTTGATTCCACATTGTCCAATGTCCCACTTGATGAAAAATTAGTTTCTGCAGAACTTTGAGCAAATCCAGAAATTGTAGAATTGGTTGAACTTGTAGTGAGTGTGAATGTTTTATTTCCTGTAGTAAATACTGGAGTTGATGGTGAAGTTGGGTCAGGTATGAATAATGATCCAATAAAAGATCCAGAATTATCACTAATTAATCTAATATTTCTTATATCTGCAATTGCTCCACTAGTTTGTCCAATTAAACGCATTCCATTAGAAATACATCCATAGAAACTAGAATTTGATTGCAATTCTAAGCTTGCAGTATCAACATTTAATAATCCAGTAGTTGAAGAATAACTTGATGAAATTGTGCTTGATACATCATATGGATTAATTGTGTAATATTCAAATGGAGTATTATATGGTCCATACTTATGATTTTGAGTTGCTAATCTAAATTTGATTGATTTTGATCCCAAAATTCCTATAACAGTTTCCCCAACAGAAAATGTTCCACTTATCATTGAAACTTCTAGAAGTTTGGGGATGATATAATTTGTCATATCAACATTATCAAAGAATGCATAAAATTGACTATTTGGTTTTAGTCTTTTTGCAATAACTTCAATATTTCTTGATCTCATATAAGTCAAGATATCTCTAGAAACTACTCTATCACCAAGATTTGTTGTATCAAATCTTTGGTTAACTCCATATTGTATTCCCTGTCTAGTCTGATTTCTTGATGTAATTGTAGTTTGATTTGAAAAATTAATAAAACTATCTTCATAAGTAGTAGTTCTATCTTGACTTTGCATCATCGCACCATTTTCGGGATTGCGAGATTGCCACAATCCAGAAGTAGCAACCCAATCAGTTGAAGAGGTTAAAGTGGATCCAGTCTGCTGTGTGAATAATGCTGGACCATTTGTTGCTTGTGCTCCAGTCCAAGTTGTTTCCCAAGATCCCCAATCAACTGGAGAAAGACCAGTATTGGTATCAACTCCCAATTGCTGAATAGCAGAACTATAAGATCCTTCAATGTCAGATATTTTTTCAGTTTTTCTTGTTTCTACCCAAGTATCTGAAGAAGGACTCAACTGTATTGTTCCTATCCAATTCACAACATTAAATGGGTTTACATTTTCAGTTCTTGTTGCATATGGATTTTTCACATATTCAACATCAGAATATTTTAAACATACAACATCACCAACTCTTGTTAGATTTGGTGATCCTAGATCATTCACAAATCTCAAATCTGCATCTACATTTGATGTTGTCCCTATTCCAAGTATTGATTCTGAACCAATAAGAAGATCAATACTTGTTGAATATGGTTGTGGATTTAATGTTCCCGCATCTTTATCAATACTAGATTTATATAAACGATTTGAAATATCTCCACCATTGGAAGATTTGAAATTATCTACAAAAAAACCACATTTGAATCTATCAAGTTGAGTAGTAGAATCTCTTATTGTTAAATTTTGAGTATCAGTTTCAAGTAAAGATAGTGAAGTGTAGTATTCTATATTGGTAATTCTTCTATCTAAACTAGAAATATCCTGCATTCTATATCTTTTGTGTGTTGTTAAAGATATTTTGACACTAGAGGCATCAAATAAATATGCAGGTAAATATACAGTTCCAATTTCTAATGATGAATCTAGACTATTGGGAACTTTTGGCGAAAGGGAAGGAATTCCTTTATTGACAATAAATGCGCCATCTTTATCTAAAAAGATTCTATCTATTCTTGGTAAATAATAATCATATGAAAGATTAATATTTTTATTTTTAGCAAAAATATCAGTTGCAGATCCATTTGTATTCTGGAAGATTCTTGATTTAAATTCAAATGGCGATGCAACTAAACTATTAAATTGAGAAACTCTTGGTCTGCAGTCTAAAAGATCAGTAACTCTTTTCCCATCAACTGATGGAATATAATCATCATAACGATCTTTGTCATATGAATTTACTCCAACAAAATCACCATTGTCGGAAGAATTGATCGTATAATTATTGAAAATTATTTTAATTTTTCTAGTTGGGGAGGAATTATTTGGCTTTCTTATGATTCTAGAATAATCCAAATATTCGGATCTTTGTCCATCATCAAAAATAAAATTATTTTTGATGTTTTTATCACCAGGAAATACTGTTGTTATTGTTGCTTGTATTTTTGATTCTTGGAATGTGACAAGTTCCCCAATAGTAAATATATTCTCATTTAAATAAACAATATCAATTTGATTTGTTCCAGTGGATGAAACTAATGTTGCTACAGCTTTACTATTTGTTCCTACAATTAGTTCTCCTGTTACGGAATTTAAAATATTAGAAGATAAATTTATAAGTTGCAAGTATGATAGCGATGGATCTCCAGAGGTGGAAGATTCAATAATTGCAATAATATTTGACACATCAGGAACATTTAGGGAAATCTCTCTATCTTGTACTCTGGTTCCATATATTTGACTGTATGATAATCCATCATTGAAAGTAGTAGATCCAATTCCAGATCCTTGAGATGTTGATTTATCTACAATTAATGATGTGCATCTATTGAAAATTTTCTTTTTAGTGGATGCATTAATTTTATTGAAGCTAACAGTTAAAACGGCAGATCCATTTTGGCTAATATTCTGCAAACTAATAGTTCTTCCGGAAACAGTTAATTTCTGATCGCTTAGTGATTCTACAGTTCCATTAGCAAATGCTAAATTATAATCCTGCTCATTAAATGGCAATAAAGTTAAATTAACATCCGTTTCAAGTACTTGAGTTGCTGCACCATTAGTTATAGTTACATTATAACTTCTCTTAATTGTAATATCAGAACCAGTTAATGTTAAATTTGAAATATTTGATTTATTTAATTTAGAATATAATGAAACATTTGTTGTATTTAAAACATCAAGAGTAGATTTTCTAATATCAGTATTTGTGAATGTGGATGTTGGCAATGTTCCAACACAAACACCAGAAATGGAAGGCAATGCTACAATTTGAATACTTTTTGCTGATGAGCTAACTTGATATACTTGATTATATGTTGGAAGGGTATCCCCTTGTTTTGCATATGAAATAATATCTCCAGTGTTTATGCCAACATAAAAATTCTGATCAGTAGTAGTAATTGTACTGATACCAGCAGATGCAATTGAAATTGTAAATACTGTTCCTGGTTGTGAAATATATGATTGATTTGAAAGTACTGGATCTGCAGTAAAACTTACTCCATTTCCAACTATTTGATGAATATCGGAGAAATTATAATCTCTAACCCCAATAACTGTTCTCACATTAGTATTTCCATTTATATTAATAGTTTCATTATTTGCAAATGAACCAGAAACTTGATATAAAGTTAAAATATTAGATGAAGAAATACTATTTACAAGATAACCACTTGCTCCACTACTATTTCCTTGAATAAATGCAGGAATGGATTGTGTTAATGATGTATTTAATGTAAGATTTGTATAAGTTTGAATATCATATAAAGAAGTTTCAAATTGTGTTGTATTATCTACATAAACACTATTTTTTAATTTCAAATCATATACTCTAGCAACACCAATTTGAGTTCCGGAAGAAATACCAGCAATTCCAGTTCTTCCATTGTATAAATTAACATATGAAGTTGTTCCAAATCCAACTGGAAGTGTCCCAGTTACATTATTTAAATTGATTTGTCTTCCTAGATTAAATGGAATTGCTTGATTGTAATCATTATCAGTAGTTCTTGGTTTATTTAAATCAATAATAGTATTATTAATAGTTTCAACTTCATAACCCCTAACGTATGCTTTTCCTGGACTTACTGATAAACAGAGTAAATCTTTAGATACTGGATTTCCTTGTTTTGTTACTTGATTTTCAAAATATATACCATTATTTCCTATTCTATCATTTAGACATTCTTTTGGTGTAATATCAAATGGGGTTATATAATAATCTCCCGATTCATCATAAGTTCTTTTTGCAAGTTCATCACGAATTAAGTTATAATTTGTTTCTTTTACAAATTTTTGTAGTGATCCATCTTCTACTCTTAATAATTCAATAAAATTTTCATCATTGAAATCATTAATACTTTTTTTGATCAATGATGTAGATATTTTTAATCTATCTGCTCCTGGAGCAGCATAATTTGAAAATCCTTGAGCGTTATCAAATAAATCAGAATATTCATTTGATGCCACAACAATTTCTTCATTAACTAATAAACCAACTCTATAACTTGGACTATTGGTATATTGGTCCAATACAACTGTTTCCGAATTTACAGTTATAAAGAAACCACGAATAAAATATACCCCAGATACAATTTTAGCGGCAGATCCAATAGAAGTTGAATTTGTAAGAATGGATGTCGCAAATGTAGAACCAGATCTTATTGAAGATAAAGAGTATGAAATATCTTCTAATGCAATTAAATTCTCACCATCAACAAATGTTTTTGATAAAAAATCACTATCACTGGAACTTTGATATTTAATATAAAGAGTATATGTATTTCTTTCTGATTCTGAACTGGTGATATAATTTTCTACTTTTGCTTTAACTCCACTGGTTTCCCCTTGAATCAATTTTCCCAAAAGACTCTCAACATAGAGAGAAATTGGAATACCTAAATGAACTTCATCAATTTGAACGCAAGTATATTCTGGATCATATGCAATTTGACCAGGAATAACCATCGAACCTTCTTTAAAAAGGTTTTTGCCAAATTTTTCAATTTGATTTTGTAAAATTGATTGTAGAGTTGTTAATTCTCTAGCCTGTATTGGAGTCCCAGGTTTAAATAAAACTCTTTGATAATTTTTCGAATCAGAAAAATCATCAAAATATGGAGATACATTTAAATTAGTGTTTTGTGGCATTTTCTTTTAGAATTCCAATACAATTTTAATATCTTCTTTTTGGCTGGAAGATCTCGGGATTGCTGATCTATTATCTATGTATATGACCTCACCGGACCTTTTATTATATTCTGCAGATGCAATACCTGCATTGAATGTCATTCCTAATTGATATGTTCTATTGTATATTGCAGTAGATACACCACTAAATCCACTATCAATTGATAGTGGTGTTGTGCCATTCATTGAAGAACCATTTATAAGTAAACTTCCACCAGAAGAAGGGGATGAAGTAAATTGATTTATTTTATACCCAACACCGATTGTAGATAATCCTACTGGTTGATAATATTTTAAAACTCCAGTAACATTATCCCAAGATGCAACAAAACCAATTGCTGTAGATCCAACACCAACAGTTTGGGTAATGACAGAATCTACAGCATAAGTAGTAGCAGTAGTTGCCGAACCAGTAAATTTAATTGCACTAAGACCACTTATCAAAGATGTATTCAAAAGTTGCGTATTGCTTCCGAGTGTAAGTGGATTTTTAATAATTCCAACTCTTGAAAAATCGTTTCCTGTAATTATATCTGGATTTGATTCTAAAGTTTCATATCTGGAATATACAAGAACACGATATGCACCAAGTTCTCTATAAATGTCATATCCATGACCACCTTTTGGTGGAATGATCACATCAAAAGTAGCAAAGGAAGTCGCACCAACACCAACATTAGTCAATGATGATGTTATTCCTGGTGCTCCAGGGTAAAATTGGATAGATCCATAAGTATATCCCTGACCACCATTGGTAACATAAACTTCAGAAACTTTTCCAAAAGAATCTGTTGTTACTGTAACTTTTCCACCATTTCCATCACCTAAAATTGGAATATTTGTAAATGTAGACGAGGTTGGATTATACCCAACCCCTCTTTGATTTATTATTACTGAATTAATTTTTCCATCTATAGCATTTGATTGAGTTGCTATACTTTCTCCCGATGTTCCCCAATTTTCAGGAACTGGAATAAATTCAATTGAATCAAATTTTACAATCTCTGATGGTTTAATAGTATAAAGATATTTCCACACATAACCATCACCACTAGTTCCTGCAGCTCTTGGTTCTAAATCAATAAAAGTTGGTTGGTCATATGATGGTCTTCCTGTGGGATTTTCTGGATTTGATCCATTTTGGATACAAATATAAACTCTTAAATCTTCATTTAATACATAATAATTTGATTCGTATAAACTTGATTGATTAGTTACTGGAGTTAAATTGTAAATATTGTAATTATTTTTATACATTTCATAAGTTGTTCCTGCAGTCCAAGTGACTTTTCTGATCATTCTACGAACATCGTCTGTAGTGATTTGCTTCATTGCAATTATAGTATCTTTAATGTCATTTTCTTCCTTAAATCCATCTAAAGGAGATGGTCCTGTCCCCCAAGAAGAAGAACCACCAGCAAGTGGATTTGTGGAATTCGGTTGACCTATAAAAGTATAATATCTATTTAAAGTTTGACCTACACCAATAAAACTTTTCACGAAAGTTTCAGCATTTAATATTCTAAATTGGTCAGATATAATAGCAGGCATTTTTACTGAATGTTTATCTTTATTTATTTACTTTTAAATAATCCTCTAGTTCTTGTAACTTCTGGGGAAGTTGAAAGACCAATCAAACCATTATTTGCATTTAATGTAAATTGTTTTGGTGAACCAAGTGCTCTATTTTGATAATCATATATTTTGCCCCAACTATAATTTCCATAAAATCCATTTGTTATTAATTGTGTATTTGTTACAAAATTAATTGAATTAGTCAATCCTGGTCCAGGATTAAAACTGCAAGTTACTGTGACAATTCCAACCCCAGAGGACTCCACATTTTCTGCACGATAAACACCATCAATAAATGTATTAGCAGTTCCTACGACTACCCAAGGAGTAGAACTTGTAGTAATACCAGTCAAAGCGTGACCACATTGGACGTTACTGTTGTAAATTATAAAATAATCTCCAATTGAAATTCCACTAGATATTACTCCGTATGTATTGAGAGAAGAATAACCAATACCTAAAGTACTATTATCGTAATTTTCGGATTTCAAGTTAAATTTAATTTTAGGGACAGTAGATCCAGTTCCAACACTAGTATCAATTCCTACAATAATTCCAAAATCACCTTTTGCTTTAATTGACACTACCTCTTCAAATTTTGTTTTTTCTGGTTCAATTAATATTTTTGGTATATTGTTTGAATTATAACCAAATCCAGGATTTGTTATTGTAATTGAAGTTATTATTCCAGATGTCGTATTTGAAGTTGCTGTAGCAAAATTATAAACAGGATCACAATAGATCATCGTAGCACCAATTCCAACGGAAATATATCTGTCCAAACTTGAAGAATAATCAATAGATTTTAGTATATTTGATTGATTTGATGATCTTTGAATCCAATTTTGAAGATCTTTGGAATAATACAAAATACCACTAGAATCTAATAATGTATATAAATCATATGAATTATTATAATGAATATTTGAGAAAGATCCTACAATAGTTGGTGTTATAGTACTCCAACTATTTCCATCATAAGAAATGAGTATTGTGCTATTGTTTCCAACCACTACAAATCTTGTTCCAGTCCAAATTATTTTATTTAAATTTTGTGATGTCACATTATTGGAACTCCAGAAAGTTCCAATTCCAGAAGTGATAATTGCACCATTATTTCCAACAGCAACAATAATATTACCAAATGCAATTGAATTCAAATTCTCTAAAGTATTTGAAGGAACTTTGACGAATGAAGTACTACCTACACCAACTGCAGAGAAAATTGCTCCAGAATAACCAACAGAAAACCATTTATCTAAAGTTGTAGAGTATTTAATATCAGATAAAGATGAAATATATGAACTTGCAGATCTAGTTATAATTCCAAATACAGAAGTTTCTTCATACTTGTCAATTTCGGTCCAAGAAGATATCGTAGTCCCAAAACCAACTGCAGATACAATTTTTCCGCCTTGGCCAACAGCAATGTACTTATTTGTAGAACCAACACCAATAGAATTAAATGTTATTGTTTTTGCATATCCAATATTAGTTAATGATTGCAATGATTTAGCATCAGTTGTAATGGCAACAACTCCAAAACTTCCAACTGCTACAATTGGATTCGAAACAACTACAGATAACAGTGATGCACTAGTTGATAATCCACTAGATATTGTCCAATTTAAAATTGGATCTTTACTTTGGACCGAAACTGTAGATATTGAAACTTTTGGCGAAGTTGTAGAAGCATATCCTATGCCACCATCTGATATGACAATAGAAGAAATTGTACTAGAAACCGATACAACTGCTGTTGATATTGACGTTGTTGTATCTTTACTTTCGATTATCAATACATTTCTATCTGATTCTGTGAGATTGTCAACATCAGTAAATAAAGGATAAGCATTATTTACATATATTGAGGTATCAGTAGAATTTACTTGGTTTATAATTCTAGTTGTTGGCCTAATTGTTGATATTAAACTTGGTCTTGCTTTCGATACCAAAGAACCTTTAATTATTCTATCTTGTGTTTGTTTGGTCCATTTTAAAGGTCTAAACTTATTAGGATCTGTGTTGATTCCGATACTATCGTAATTATAAGTATCAAGTTGGTCAGAAGAAACTATTTGTTTGACCACTCTTTCAAATTGCTCTCTATCTAAATTATCGTAAATATTTTCTCCAATTACAATGACATCTCCTTCTTTGATTGTTTTTGGTGGAGTAATTGTTTCCACATCAAGCGAAGAACCTCTATAGAATATAACAGAACATTTTGAATTCACTTTTGGTGCTTCATTAAATACAATTCTTGTTCCGGTAAATGTATAAGAATAATTTGGTTCTTGAAGTATATCATTTAAGTATACAAATAAATTATTCTGAAGATCCAAATCAGAACCAGGCAATTTCTTTAAATCTACTACTTCTATGGTTCCATCAAGTTTAGTTTGAGTTAAAGTGAATTTCTTGCGAGAATCGTTGAAATATTGCGAAAAATCATCAAAGAAAATAAACTGTCCTGGATAGAATCCACTAAATTTATCATTTAAAACTTCTGTTACTGTAATTTTAAATTCTTCAAATGTTGCTCCAGCATTTGGATTTGTTGTTAAACCTACTACTTTGAGGATATCCCCAACTTTATACGCAGTACCAGGATTATCTAAATTAAATTGAATAATACTAGAACCAGATCCAACTTGAACAGAAACTTTTGCATTAATTCCAGATCCACTTGAACCATTAGTATAAGCAATTCCAAGATTACTATACCCAAGAGGAAGATCAATATTTACATAAATTGGAGATGATGACGTATATCCAATACCACCATTGGTAATATTAATATTTGTTATTGTTCCACCAGCACCAATGGTTGAAGTAATTGAAGCACCAGATCCCACAGTAGATGCAATACTAATGCTTGGGAGAGTCCTATAACCGCTTCCAGCGCCATTTATCGTAATTGCATTTATAGTTCCACCAACAGAAACAGATGCTGTTGCAGATGCTCCTAGAAGAGGTTGATAACCATATCCAGTAGTAATTGCGACGTTAACAATTTTTCCAGCATTTGGAATTCCAGATAAGAATTTGATTGTGTTAGTTCCAGGAGTGTCAATTGAATAATCTACTCCTGGAACTTGGAATACATTGTTTATAAGAATAATTGGATTATTATTAATGTCTGTATTATCATTCGTATTTGTATAAAGACCAACAACGGAATTTCCATTAGATTTCAATACAAATTGAGTTGCTGCAATTCCAGTAAAATCTGTTGAGATATCATCTAAAATTAAATTAAAATCATTTGGTTGTGATGAATCATATGCTCTTGAAAATACTCTTCCATTAAATGATGAAAAAGTTGCAAATTGTGGATCAGTTGATGCTATTGCTGGTCCATATGGTGGAGTAGAAAAATAAATTGAATCTTTTACGATATTGAAATCACCAGTATATACTGTAACTGCTGCACCTATAGTATGTGCAATTGCAACCGAACCCATAAATGAACGAGTAACATTAATACTATTTGTAGATCCAATTCCGATAGAATTAATTTTCAAATATTCATTATCAATTTTCAATATATCACTTGCTGTTATTGAGTTTATTCCAGAAGAAACATATATGGATGTTGAAGCAATTCCAACAGATGAAGAAAGTCCTATTGTAATATTTTTTCTATGAATTGCACTTTGAATGATACTATCTACAGAAATAATTACATTTTGATTTGATTCTTGTAGACTGAATGATTGTGTTCCAGATCCAAGTGAAATTAAATCAAATGGAGATGAAATTGTCGTAGATAAACCAGAAAGTTGGAAATTATTTACATCTATTTTACGAACAAAAAGATTTGTTGGTAATTTTTTTGTTCCTAATATTATTGGTGATAAGTAAAGATTATCTGCCGGTGCAGATCCACCAATATCTCCTCCCGCAATAATAATTTGATCTGTAGAAGCATATCCAACACCACCTTCAATTACATTTACCAAACTGATATCTTTATTTGAATCTCTATAGACATCAAATCTTGCTCCAGTTCCAGTTCCAGAAGAAGATGATGCGACACTTACATAAGAAGCATTTGCAATTCCAGTTCTAGTTGAAGAAACTTTGGAAATTGTAAAATATAAGTTATTAGTAGGAGTAGATCCTCCAATGTATGTACCTGCAATAGAAATTTGCTGCCCAACAGAATATCCTCTTCCGCCATCAATTAATTGAATTGATGTTCCGATTGGAATTCCAGTTCCAGCATTATAATTTATTAATACCTGGAATAAAGCACCAGTCCCAATTCCAGTATTTACTGTTGATGGGATTGGAGTTCCAAAACCAAAATATTGAATAGATGGTCCAGCAGGAACTAATGTTGTACTAATTCCAGTAACAATTCCACTATATGGAACATATTGATTGTATCCATTTTCATATATTGCACTTCCAATTCCTGCACCAACTGCCATTATTACATCTAATGGCCCTTGAGCATATGATGTCGTAGCAATTCCAATCGTAGATCCAACTCCAGAGTTATATGTAATTTGTTGTCCAGATTGAAATCCGTGATTTGGGATCGTAAATTTGTCATTTATTAAATCAATTACTGTAGATGCAGAACCAACAAATTCTTTATAAAATAGTGGATAACCAGAAGATGTAAGTTTGAATGAAGAAAGACCTACAACAGAACCTCCAATTGTACTTGTAATTCCAGTAAATTGAGAACTAATATCATCAATCTGCAATACTTTATTAGTTTTATTTAAAATGTATGATTTTAGTGCAATTCCTTGTGGGAAATATACTCTTTCCACAGAACCATCATCTAACATATCATCTTCATATACCATTGAAAAATTATTTTTTGTATAAAGAGAACTTAAATTGTCAATTTCTACAAGTAATGATGGTTCTGATGATGAAATATTTACTTTCATATTGGTAGATTTTGCAATACCAAGATTTACTGGTTCGGTAGTAGCTACTCCAATTATATCTAAATCTGAAAACTCTTTAAAACCAGAAGGGTGAATGATGGATTTGACGGATTCTTTCCAAGTTGAATATGGAACTTCTCCTTTAATTGAGTATGAAAATTTCTGATAATAATTATTATCAGAAATTCTTTGTTGAAAATCATTCAAATATCCAATATTATCATTGAGATTATGAATCTTGTCTCTTGTGACTCCAAGGGAAGCAGGAAGATTAAATTGACTTACAAATTTTACCACTCCATTTAATTTTGAAATTTCGCCATAAAGATTGTCGCCAGGATTTAATGTTCCTTTGGCATCAATCATTCTCAATTGATTGATGTCATTGTCCCAACCATTTTCCATTACTTTAGCTGAAAAATTAGTGGATGAAACTTTTTCTCCAGAAAAATATTCAGCATCATCAATCAATTTCATTTCAAATTCTGGCATATCCTTTCTGTTTACAACATACCCAAGCGTCAAATCTTGATTATAAGTACCAAACTTTCCAGTCTGCAAACCAACCATACTATAATCTAAAGTTTTATTTGTAGTATTGATTCCAGTTACTATAAAGAAATTATAACCATAATTTCTTGAATTATAGTTTGCGGAACTTGCAGTTCCGACAGATAATCTGCATTTTTCTATGAATATTTGATCTCCTACTTCAAATGGGAAGATAGAAATAGATGACCCATAACCAGTTGAAATATATGGAAATTGTGTTGGATCATTAACTAATTCAATTGTGCCAAGACCAGTTAAATTATTTGTGTATATATTATCAATCTCATATCCATTTGAATTGTTGTAAGGTACAATTCTGAGTGGATCCTTTAAATTAAATGAATTTGTATCTATAGAAACCGTATTTACAGATCCACCTTGAATGCCTGCAGTTAATTTTAATTCATCATTTCCAATTACTTTTAACCTTGGTGGAGTGTTGTATTTTTTCCCACCTGTCAAAATTCCAACAGAATTTACTCTAGAAATTTCTTTGATAATACAAACGGCAGGAACACTCAGTTGCGGCAACATTGTTGGGTCTGTTGGATAATCAAATCCATCTTTTACCCTATCAAATGATAATACTTTTCCTATTTCTTTTGATATAGGATATAGAATAGCACTACTTCCAGAGGTACTGCCGATAGAACTTATTGATGGAAGAATTTCATATGATTTTCCATATGAATTTATTCTTATTTGTGATATTGGGCCAGATGTATTTTTAGAATTAGTATCATAAAATACAGAAGAAATTCCTAATACTTGTGTATATGCTGTGTATTCTGGTTTTTGATCTAAATTAAATTTAAATGAAGATACGCCAATACCAATAATGGATTGCTCGGAAGAAAGAATACTAGAACGAATATCAATTTTATTGTGTCCAATAACTTCATCATCTGAAGATAATTGAAGTTTATCCGCATTAGTCAATGTTGTTGCAGTAAAATTATAATATAATACTGGAGGAATATTTCTATTATTAGTTTCTATAATTACCGAACTATTTGATCTTGTAATTGCAAAATTATTAATTTCTTTTTTGTCAATTTCAAATTTCTTTTTAAATGTAGGATCTGTATAAAATTCTAATTTGGTATCTGTTAATGATGAATCGGAGATATCAAATATTATTTGATTTCCTTTTGAGAAAGATAATGGTGGATTTATAAGTGCAATGTTATGAGTACCAACTCCAGAATTGACGAACGACAATGCAGCACCAACTTTTACATCATATGCATACTGACAAAGTTGTATTTTGTTAGGATTTTGTTTTAGAACATAGTATGCGGAATTATCCACCAATCCACCAATAGGCGAAGTTCCAGAATAATAAATGACTTTATCACCACTTTTGAGATTATTTGTTCCCAAATTAATCGTAGAAGTGTTTCCAAAAGATACCGAACTTGCGGAAAAACCTATTAAATTTGTTGTAATTTTTTTATTCTTTGCATCAAATCTGAATGATATATTTTCTGATCTTGAAGGTATAATTGTAAATTTAATTTTATCCCCATCAAGAAGATTATGATTTTGCGAAGTTGTTACAATTCCCGAATAACTTTCAACCCTTGCAGTTACAGTTTGATATGTAGATCTTATTGAATGCGAATATCCGACAGCTGAATTATATGCAAATAGTAATGAATTTAAAGTTGTTCCAATTCCAACCGAAGATGTAAATCCAATTGTTGAAATTCCAAGATAATCATTTCCATAATTTACAGCATAGATTGTTTGATTTTGTACTAAACTGAATACATTGGATGGAGAATCATAAACGCTCAATCCGATACCAGCAGAATAATTATAAATTAATTGTTGTCCAGTATAAAACTTATGATTTGGAATATAGATTGATTTTGTTGGAACAAATCTATTAACTATAGTACTAGTGCCGATACCAACAACAGCATAATTAGTTCCCGATAATCCAAATCCAATAGTATTGGTTGGATCAAAATAAATCATTTTATTTTCAGGAAGTGCTGTTGGAATTGGGTCTGTTTCTGCAAACTGAAATTTATTTGATAGTAATATAACATTTTCAATTCCTGCGGTATGAATTCCACCAGAAGCAGACCTATTCACTAATAGTTGTGAAGTTTCTGGAACTATTCCGGTGATAGTCATTGTTTCGGTTCCAATTCCAATGGAATCGTTAATTTCAAATCCAAACGTATCAGTTACTTTTATATTAGTAGAAAGACCAGTAGTGGAAGAATTTTGAAGACTAGTTGTTAATCCAGTTGTTTTTTGAGTTACAAATATAGTTTTTGTGCCTTCTAATTGTGATAAAGAAACTGTTGATACGCCAGAAATGACAACTTTATCACCATTCAATAATGAATGAGGATAAGAAGTAATACCAATAATAATATTCCCTCTTGAACCAAAAATAACATCAGAAAATGTAGTCACACCAACTACCATATTTGATATTGGTTTTCCTTTTAATCTACTAATTTCAGCACTAATTCCTGTTCCTTCTTGTGCTTTATTAAAATTAATCAGATCGCCCACATTATATCCATCACCAGAAGAATCTATAAAAATTGAAGATATTCCAGATTTTTTAATTTGATTTACATAGAATTCTTGCTTTAAAGATGAGGAAGTTTTTTCTAAAATTTCATATCCAGAATTTGTTGAATCTAGAAAATAATTTCCAATATTTCTTGTCAAATTATATTTTGAAATACTTACATCTTGAGTGAAACTTGGATCAAAATTTTCAAAAATGGGAGTGTCTTTAAAATAACTAGAAACAATATATGGATATTTTGGATGCAATTGCCCACTAATTAAATCATATGTTGCAAAATAAGCATATGTTCCATATGGATATTCTGGTGTTATGCAAAATCTTCCATTATATTCATCCAAATCTTCAGATGCATCATATTGATAATCTTGCACAAAAAATCCATTCACAAAAGAAGATGGTCTAAGTAAAGATGAAGATATTGATTTTTTATTATAACTTGTGGAAATAATCTTTACAGTTTTATCTGTAAGACTTGTATAACCATAGGGTCCATATATTGGATTTCCGTCATATGCCCATCCAATAATTGGCGAATGTTTAAAATCGTTTAATATTTCCTGATTATTGTCTTGAATATTATCATTGATATTTTTTCTTAATTGTCTCGGTAGATAAAAATTAATTACTCCCAATTCAAGATTTTGATCTATGTTAGGATAAGTTATAGTTTCATCGTCTCCTGAATAATATGAAATTAAATTTTTATTT